GTGATCGCCGTTGCGCTTGCCGTTGCATCGATCGGATGGATCCGCAACTGGTAACCTACATGGCACCCATCATCGCAACCGCAAAGACCGAGTCGTCGCACTACTACATGGCGACCGGAGAATCGTGCCACGGCGACCTGCGCTCGGCCCGCAAGGTCGGAGCGTACCCGTCCGTCACCACCATCTTGGCAGCAGCCGGGCCTCAAAAGGGTGGACTGATAAACTGGCAAGTGGAGCAGGCTATGGCCTCCTCATTAACTTTGCCGCATATAGACGGCGAATCGCTCGCTGATTTTGCCAAACGAGCAGTTCTCGACAGCCGAAAGGAAGTGGAGGCGGCGGCCGCCCGCGGGACGCATATCCATTCCCTAGCTGAAATCCTGATCAACGGCGAGGAGCCGGGTGAGCTGGTCAATGGATACGAAGCGCACTTTGAGTCATTGAAGGAATGGCATAATGGCGTTCAGAAAGTACACGCCAGTGAGTCGGTGCTGGTCAATGAGGCCGAAGGATACGCGGGCCGGGTGGATCTAATCTGCACTTACAAGAATTCGATCGAGGTCGTGGATTTCAAAACGCGCAAATTTAAGAAAGACAAGCCAGCCGGATATGAGACAGACCTGCTCCAATTATCGGCCTACTGCTTCGCATTTGCTGAAGAACCTATGGACTGCCGAAACGTGATGATCGATCCCATTACCGGTGCGATCGGCGAGATCTGGTATTCGGCCGACGAGGTGACGAAAGCGTTTGAGGCGTTCAAGTCAATCTGCCGTGTGTGGCGTTGGCTGAAAAAATATGACCCGAGGCCAGTCCAAAATGATTGAAATCCTCCCCGACCAAACAACGCACGAACAACTCCTTAACCGAGTTCGATCGCTGGCCCGTGAACTGGCCGAGGCGAAGGCAGCGCTGACTGCCGCTGAGACACGCGAGAACGTCCTGATCGACCGGATCCGGGAGGGACTGTGAGAGCGCTGCTGTCCATCCTTGCATTCCTTGGCGTCACAATATGCCAGGGATCCAACGTCATGGTTGATTGCAGGCCGGAGGCCAAGCGGATTGACGTAAAGAAAATGAAAGTCCGCATAACTGGCTATTGGCCCGGCGAGGACGAGTGGTCGAGCCGCTTCCAGTCGAGCACAGGTACACGCCTGCGGGCCGGCCGTCACTGCGCCGTCGATCCCGACATCATTCCGCTGTGGTCGAAGATTAAGATCCTGAACGGAAAGCGGGAGTGGGTGGCGGTGGATACAGGCACGGCGGTCAAAAGTAAAAAGGCCAGCGGGGGAAAGCTGCCGGTGATCGACGTGTTTGCCGCCAGTGAAGCGCAATTCAACGCGATGCGATTGCCAAGGGTGGCGACGGTGGAGGTGAGTAAGTGAGCACAAAAGTTAAAATAGATTACTGTTTTATAAATTACTATACGTGCAAGCAAAACCTATTAATCGCAAACAACAGATCAATCACTTCTTTGTTATTTGGCATTTATCCGTCTAGGCGGTGCCTAAGTATTTGGGAGCTGAAATCAGATTGCACCGACCATCCCGAGGCTTGGCGTTGCGAGGACGGAAGAATTTTATTTTTATGTCATAACTACGAAGAAGCTCAGCAGCCTCATGAGTCTTTTCAATTAATGCCGTTTTATCGCACATATAGTCCTGCCTGTCATTCTTACCATCGGATATTTGAAAACTTATCTGTTTTTAAGAAATGGATTAAATCAAGATGAGAACACGAGCCGCCACGTTCTGTTCCAAGCGCCAGCGTGCGATGGGCAAGGGCGACACCCGCCCGACGCTCCGCCGCCTGGGGATGATTGCCCGCAAACTGCGCCGGGATTTGTGCCTGCCGAGCTGCGCCAAGATGGGCGTGGAACTGGAATGCAGCTACAAAACGATCCAGCGGGACATCGATCTGCTGCGTGACTTTTTTGGATACCCGCTGGAATACGACCGAACAAAATACATCTACAAGCTGGCCGGGCCGCTGCCGGAGGCCGTGCTGTGAAATTAAAGATCATAGGCCGCCGTCTTTTTACAGATGCAGGTTACCCAATGGGCGAACGATTTTATATGCGCGCCGGCTGGCCCAAGTGCGGATGGGGGCCATTTGCCACAGATGAGGAAGCGGAAGCCGCAAGGGTGGAATGGGAGAAATACTTAAACAAACAAGAAACGAGGATTAAAAAATGAGTCTATTGTCTGAATGCCTTATTCAATTAGAAAAACTCAAGCGCTATCCTAGGCATAGCTTAAATTGCACCATACACATTGATTCGCAGATTTGCTCTTGTGGTCAGGAAGAGATCGAGGAAGAGCTGGCTAGCGAGCAGGCCGAAATAGAAACGCGTGAAGATTGGGCAGACGAAACGTTAGAACCTGAGCTTAGAGCGGCTTATTTGGAAGCTATGGCAAAGGATAATTAAATGACCCTTGCTCAACTTCTTTCCATGTTCTCCGCCCGCGTCATCGGAACCTACACGCCTGCGCAGTACGCGCAGCAGGTCATCATTGCCCGGAATAACCGGATGCGGTGGGGAATGGGGCAGTGGTGAGCGTCAAACGCACCACATGGCTGGTCGAAATCTTGGAACGCGCCAAGCGCAATCTGGCCGCCGAACAGCACAAGGCCGCCGGGACCCGACTGGATCTGGCGCTGACGATTGCCCAGGAGCTGTTGAAGCGGGCGAAGGGGTATCAAAAGCGCGACATGGATACCAAGGCCGTTGGTAAGGAAAGCAAATGACCCACCAACTACCGCCGGCCGCCGTTGAAGTCATGAAGAACGGGGCCCCGGAAGGCACCCGCAACACGGAACTGTTCAAGCTGTGTCTTCAGTGGCGCGACTCCGGTGCGTGCCAAGATGAAACGCTTACGAACGCCGAGGAATGGTGTGTCAGAAATAATCTACCGCTGAAAGAAGCCGAAGGATGCACGAAGTCTGCGTTCAGGCAGCCGGCCCGCGAGCCTTACAAACCGAAAGGGAAGTACCGATTGCATAACTTACAAGTGATTAAAGACGACGCACCGATCCCGGCCATGCCGCGTAGCGTGGACGAGACGCCTGTTGAGAAGTTCCTGACGGCCGCGTTTGAAGTGGGCGAGATGATCAACATTACCCGCAGCATACGGGACGACGACCGCGAGCGCCCAGACGGATCCGGGGAAATCCGTAGCCGTGAAGAATGGATTGAGCTGTTTAAAGGTGAAGGACTCAAGGAATGGCAGGGGAACGCAGTGGGAGTGTATGCATCGATCAATCCGAATAACGGGCATGGCCGCAAGTCGAAGCACGTGGTCAAGTGGCGGCACTGCCTGATCGAGTTCGATGAATCGACGATGGATGAACAGTGGAAGATTATTAAAAAGAGCGGACTGCCCACCACCTGCATCATCAAAAGCGGATCACGCAGTCTTCACGCATGGGTGCGGATCGATGCGACAACGCAGGAGGAATTTAAGGAGCGGGTCGAATTCATTTATAAGCATCTCGAACATTCCAAGCCGGATCCGGCAAACAAGGACGCGGGGCGCCTGTCACGCTTGCCCGGGGCGATGCGGACGGCCACTGGCCAGCGGCAGGACTTGGTCGAATGCGGAACGCCTAAAATATCATTCCTAGAATGGAAGGAGCGGATCCTGTTTGGCGACATTCCCGAGCCGTACAAGTGGGACGACCTGCTCAATTTTAAAGAGGTTGAAGATCCGACCCAACTGCTTGGGAAGCGGTGGATCTGCCGGGGCGGATCGGCGCTGTGGGTGGGATCCAGCGGGCTTGGGAAGTCTGTCCTGTGTACGCAGGCCGCCATCACCTGGGCGATCGGTCGTGCGTTCTTTGGGATTAACCCGCACGGCAACGGGCTGAAGTCACTGATCATTCAGGCCGAGAACGACGAGGGTGACGTGGCGGAGGCGATCCAAGGCGTTTTGAAGGCGATGAACCTGACGCCTGAGGAGATTGAGCTGGTGAAGAAAAACGTCATAATTGTCCGAGACTGCACGTCCACCGGGGAGAAGTTCGTCGATCGCGTTCGGCGCTTAGTGGAAAAGTACAAGGTCGATCTGGTGTGGGTGGATCCGTTGCTGGCGTTTATCGGCGGCGATCTATCCAGTCAGGAGACGGCCAGCGAGTTCCTTCGCACGATGCTGAATCCGCTGTCGCTGTCGGCTGGCTTTGCGTGGATGCTGATTCACCATACGCCGAAGCCCGTCCGAGAAGGCAACGGCTATCAAGGGCACGACAAAGCCTACAGCGGCTTTGGATCGTCCGAGCTCACGAATTGGGCCCGGAGCGTTCTGACCCTTGCGCCTGCTGGCGACGATGCTGAAGGAAGGCGCATTTATCGTTTGGAAGTAACCAAGCGCGGGAAGCGGTCAAACCTGTCTTTTGGGGGCATTGTGGCGCAAAAATCAGTGCAACCGCACGTCAATCTAAGCCACAGCGACGTGGGGCTTGCGTGGATTGAAGCCGGTGAGGCCGTAAAGAAGAAGCCCGGGCCGGAGCCGGACGAAGTGGATT